AAGGCAGAGGCGTTGAAAAAGATGCCTCACCCGTGGTTCATCGGAAAACCCAATGAGGCTGGCCGGTGGGAGGACGGGCGGATTGACGATGACATCGCCATGTGGCTGACGGCCCAAAAGGCCGGGCTGAAGATTGGCGTGTGTCCTCGGGTCGTGTTGGGCCACGCCGAGGTGTGGATCAAGTGGCCCGACCAGAACATGCGAGCGAGCCTGCAGCACCCTGGCGATTTTTGGGACCGAGGCGGCAGGCCACCGGAGAACGTGTGGAAATGAGCACGACGATCCCGATGGTGCAGGTGCGGTTCCTACGGCCCTACGCCGCGTACAAGGCTGGCCAGGTGGTGCCCGTGACGGGCGGCCTGGCCCGCACGCTCGAGCTCCAGCGGTACGCCGTGCGGCACGTTGACGCCCCGGCGTTTGAGTTTGCCACGGCCCCCGAGCCGGCGACTGAGCGGGCGGTTGCCCCGGTTGCCAAGGCCAAGCGTGGGAGGCCGAAGCGTGCGTAACTGGGAACTGCCGCAGACGGGCAGCCGCTACCGCAGCCTCACCGTCGCCACGGCCAGTGGCACCGGAGACCGTCCGGTGAGCGTGGCCGAGGCGAAAGAGCACCTCAGGATTGTCGATTTCACCGATGACGACACCTATATCGGTGGCCTGGTCGATGCCGCAACGACGTGGTGCGAGGACTACTGCGACCGCACGTTCGCGGACAAGCAATACACCGTGGCGTTCGATGACTTTCCGAGCCTCCGTATCGAGCTCCCGCGCCCGCCGGTGCGGTTGAACGCGACTGCCGCGAGCGCCACGGTGACTATCTCGTATGTGGATTCCGCCGGCACCACACAGACACTCACGTGGGCGCAGTCTGGAACGCAACAGTTCCGCCTGGACCGCGACCACGTTCCTGCCTTGGTCTACCCGCTGTACCTTGAGGATTGGCCCAACGTCCGACTGGACGACAAGGCCGTGCAGATCACGTACCTCGCCGGGTACGGCGGTGCGGCAAGCGTGCCGAAGCCGGCCGTGCACGCCATCAAGATGCTGGTCGGGCACTGGTATGCCAACCGCGAGGCCATCGGCAGCGTCGGCCAGAACGTGCCGCTGGGCGTGCATGCCCTGCTTGAGCCCTTGAAGTGGAAGCAGTACGCATGAGCCTTGAAGGCCGTATCGCCATCGACGTGTCGTTTTCGGACTCGTCCGCCGGTTCCGGCGTGCAGTCGCTCAAGCGGCTCGCCCTGACCAGCACGGACGCATACAGCAGCGGAAAGGTGGCCATCCTGACCGGGACGTGCGGCACGGCCGCCGTGGCTATCGCCGTGGCTCCCAGTGCCTACAAAGACTCCAGCGGGTCCGCTGTCTCATTCTCCAGCGTCAGCCGGTTCGCGTTTGCGGCATCGGCCGCTGCCGTGTGCAGCGAGGCCGCCGGGGCTGGCGTGGCCATTACTGGCGGCAGCCGGGTGGCCCTGTCCGACAGCCGCTCGGGCGGCACGTCCGGGTTCAACGTCTCGGCGTACAGCGGCACCGCGTCTTACACGCTCGTCATCTACGGAGCGTAGGCCATGCCACTCCGTTCTGGCGACATGGACACGCTCGCCACGGTGCAGACTCCCACCGAGAGCACCAACAGCATCGGCGAACCGGAACTGGCCTGGTCCACGTTTGCCACGCGGTGGATCGCCATTCTGCCGCTGAGCGGCAACGAGTCCATCAATGCCATGGCCAATGAAGGCGTTGTGACGCACCGCGTCCGCATGCGGTACACGACCGGGCTGAAGCCGAAAATGCGACTGACTGCGGACGGCCGCACGTTTGAGATCATGTCGGCCGTTGAGCGTGGCCGCCGCGAAGAGCACGAACTGCTGGTGTCGGAGGTCGTGGACTGATGCGTACCGACATGACCGTGGAAGGCGTCGAAGAGATCCTGAAGGGATTTGCCATCCTGCCCAGCAGCATCCAGAAGAAGTACCTCGGGGCCGCCGTCCGCGAGGCTGCAAAGGACGAGATCCCAGAGATCAAGTCGCTCACGCCACGCGGTCCGACCGGCAACCTTCGCCGCAGCGTTGGCATCAAGGTTGAAAAAAAGAAGCGAAACGCCACGGCAGTCGGCATCCTCGGCTACCGCTCCAAGCGTGGCGGCAACAATTCGGAAAAGGGCTTTCACGCCTGGTGGGTGGAGAACGGCACGAAGTACCGGCAGCCCAAGAACTACGTGCTCAAGGTTCCGATGGCAAACGCGGCCAAGTACCCGTACCTCCAAGGAAAGGTGGCCCGTATCGGCGGCAACGAGGGCGGCATGATCTTCTTTGGCCAAGTCAAAGGCATGCCCAAGAGCGACAAGTTCAAGCGGTGGGCCGATGCCAACCTGCCGCAGATCAAGCAACGGCTGATTGGCAAGCTCGACGGTGCTCTTGGCAAGGCGATTGCCGAGGCCGAGCGGCAGGCCATCCGCAAGATGTACGGCAAGAAGTAATGCCCACCACAACGCACATTGACGAGTCTCTGGTGCAGCTGCTGACGGCGGATGCCGACATTGCTATGCAGGTCGGCGGTCGCATCTACGCCGTCCAGGCTCCGCAGGGGGCCGGTCTGCCGTGCATCGTCTACCAGCGGGACAACACGGGCCGAGGCCCGTACATGCACATGCGTGGGATGACCGGAATTACCCGCGTCTCGTTCACAATTTCAGCCATTGGCGCGTCGTTGATCGAGGTGCGAAACCTCGCCCGTGCCATTCGGCTCGCCCTACAATTCAAGGTAACGGACAGCATCCGCCTGGCCGTCGTCAAAAGCGACGACGACACGCAGGAGCCGCCCGCCAACGGGGAGCAACTCCCCATCTACCGCACGGATTTGTCAGTAGAGATCACCTTCACGGAGGCTTGAGAAAGCCATGGCAGTCGACATCGGTCAGGGCACTTACGTCACGTTTGGCACCGCACTCGCTGGAACCGCTGCCTACAAGATTACCGGCGTAAATCACGGCGGCATCACGCGGGCTGTCGCCGATGCCACGCACATGCTGACTGTTGGCGGCAAGCAGTTCGTCGCTTCAGAGATTTACGATCCAGGCGAGCTGTCTATTGAGGTGCTATTCGATCCGTCGATCAAGCCCATCTCTGACTTGACCAACGTATCAACCACACAGCCCGTCTCTATCTATTGGGCCAACGGTGGTAACACCACCGTTATGTGGTCTGCCTACGGGTTCGCGTCTGGCTTCGAGGCTGGTGCCCAGATGGAAGACATGATGAGCGGGACGCTCACGATCAAGCTGAGCGGCAGCATCACCTAGTGCTGACAGGAGGCGCGGACTGTGGCTTTGACACGTGAGCAGATCAAGGCCAAGCGTGGCGTTCGGCCCCGCGTGGCGTTAGACGTTCCAGAACTTGGCGGCACCATCTACGTCGCCAAGTTCTCTGCCAAAGACCGCGACCGCTTCGAGCAGATCGTGACCGGCGGCAAGGTTGGCGGCGTCAACCTGGACAACGTGCGGGCACGATTTGTCGCCATGGTATGCGTCAACGAAGACGGCACCCGGATGTTTGAGGATGCCGATGCCGATTGGATCGGCGAGCTCGACACGGACATCGTGCAGACAATCGTGGACGCCGGGTTCAAACTCAACGGCATCGGCGGCAACGCAGTGGAGGAGGCGGCGGGAAAATAGAACGGCAGCCGGTGCTCGCGTTCCTGTACCGGCTCGCCTTGAAGCTCGGCATCTGGGACGTAGAGCGATTGGCCGACGAGATGAGCGTCGATCAGTTGTACGGCTGGATGGGCTACTACCTGCTCGAGCCGTGGGGCGACGAGTGGCTCAGAGACGCAGTGGCGATTGCTCAGAGATACAACGCAAACCGAGGTAAGCGGCAGCCAGCCAAGAAGCCAGAGGAGTTCCTGCCGGTTCCGAAGCGGGCACAGACACCAGATCAGATCCTCGCCACGCTGAACGCGATCCCGCGATGAAACCATGGCAAACAACTTTGGCCGCGTAAACGTCAGCATTACCGCCAGCACTGGCGGTCTCACTGCCGGGCTATCGAAGGCCGGGCGGCAACTGAAGGGGTTCCAGAAGGGCGTTGGCGGTCTGTCTGCCTTGAGCGGCACGCTCGGCGGCATGATGCCCATGCTGATGCCGGTCGTAGGTGGATTTGCCACGCTGGCCGGTGCAGTTGCGGCCCTGACTTCGGCGACACGTTCAGCCGAGGCTCTGCACAATCTGTCGCAAGAGTTGGGTGTTGCGGCCGGTGAATTGCAAGTCATGCAGCAGGTGGCCGCCGAGTCTGGAGTGAGCCAGCAGCTGCTCACCACTGGGCTGAGGCGAACGGCCCGCATGGTTGGAGAGCTGGCCCAAGGCACGCCGGCTGCTGCGAAGGCGTTCGCTCAACTTGGCCTGACGATGAACGACTTTGCCGGGCTCAGCACAACCGAGCAACTGGCATTGATTGCCGACCGCATTGCAGCCCTGCCGCCGCACATGCAGGCCGCAGCCGCCATTGACATCTTCGGCCGTAGTGGCCAGGGGATGCTCAACTTCCTGCGGCAAGGCGGGCAGGCGTTCCGCGAGATGGATCGCCTGCTCACCGACCTGGGCGTGAAGATGAGCGGCCCGCAGGTTGCGGCCATCGAAGCGATGGGAGATGCGATTGGCCGGCTGGCCCTGCCGATGCAGGGATTCGTCAATCAGTTTCTCGCAGAGCTGGCACCGGCCATCACTGCCGCCTCAAGCGTGCTGGTGCAGTTCTTCGCAGAGAACACAAAGGGCTGGACGATAGCCAAGACGCTGGCGGATGGATTGGTATTCAGCATCCGCATGGTCGTTGGTGCGATGACGCTGCTCACTGGCATCTTTCAGGTATTCATGGCGTTGGGCTCACAGATCGGCCAGATGTTCAGCGAGGTTTTCAGCGTCATCCTTGATGGCGTGGCAAACGTGATGAGCGGTATGGCTGGTCTTGCGGAGGCGGCTGGGTTCACAGACCTGGCAGGCTCGCTGTCGCAAGGTTCTCAAGGTGCGTCCCAGTTGGCCGCCGGTGCGTCGCAGATGGGCGACATGTACGGACAGGCAGCCGCCGACACATTCGAGCAGGCCGTGCAGAATATCGGCAGTCCATTTGCGGCGTTTGACCGTGAGTTTGCGGCAGCGCAGGCCGCCGCTCAATCATCTGCCGCTTCCGCCGCCGCCACGTCTGCCGGCCAGAGCATCGGTGCCGCCATCAAGGCCGCCTCGTCTGAGCTTAACGCCATCGTTGTCGGCACGTCTGGCGGCGAGTCTTACCGCAACATGCTCGCTCGTGGTGGCGATCCTCGTCTGAGTGGTGCAGACGCTGCGAAGCAAACGGCCGACAACACTGAGCGGGCCGCAGACGGCATCGAGGACGTGGCGTCTGCTGTGCGTGACATTCCTGGCTTCGGCCAAGCCCAGCTGGCAATGGTGTAACCGATGGCAATTAGCACCGTCAGGCAGCTGCGTTCGTTTCAGTTCACTGAAACGAAGAGCGAAAAGGGCAGCATTCAGTACGCCGGATCTGTTGAACTGCTGGTGATCTGCAACTCAACGCCAAACTTTGGGGCCATCAAAGACGACAAAACAAGCTGGCCGGAGTTCTACAACCGCAAGATCCCGCAGATCAACGACGAAGAGGACGTTGGCGGAATTATTTTCTATGTAACCGGCCGTGACTTTGAATATTACGACGATGAGAACGAGTTCTGCGTCAAGGTGACGGTCAAGTACGACAGCAAACCGGTCACGGACAACGACGAGCCAGATAAGACAGACGAGGAGCGGACGTGGCTCAAGATTTCCGTGCAGTCGCTGCAGGAGCGACGGCCGGCTAGCGAGTCAAATCAGGCCAACCCCAACGTACCAATCAAGCCGCCGCTCAATTCCGCTGGTGATCCGGTGGATGGGCTTGAGGAAGAGACTGCCCTGCTGAGGCTGACGTTTACCAACACAAACGTGATCGCTCCAAACTTCCCGCTGCTGTTCACCTACCTCAACACGTGCAACCAGATCGCATTCCTTGGGGCGGCGCCATACACGTTGCGGGTCACCGGGTACGGTGCGGATTTCGACCAGAAGAATCAAGTGTGGTCCGTCTCTGTTGAGTTCACGTACAACCCGGACGATTGGAAGATCCGGTATTACGACGTGGGCTATCACGAGATCGTCAACGGCGAGCGTCTGGCGATCATGGACAAAGGCGGAAATCCCGTGAGTAAGCCAGTGCCTCTAGACAATGACGGCACAGCCAAGGCTGTCGGACAAGACCCTGACATCCTCACAATCAAGCCGTATGACGAAGTCGACCACAATATCATGCTCCGCGCTTGCGGGCTTTTGTAGGAGATAGCCATGGCCAATGAAGTCACACTCTCGCTGTCCGTGGCAGTCGCCAACGGCAACCACAATGAGACGTTTTCCGCGTCTGGTCTGAAGTTCGACCAGGCCGCCCAAGGCGTTCACGCTCAGATCGTGAGCGTGGGCACGGCCGTTGCCACGCTCTCTGTCGGTGCGATTTCTGCGGCTGGCTACGCCGGGTTCCGCAACATGAGTACAGCCACCAGCGGGACGGCGTACGTGGCAATCGGCTCCTATGACGGCACCAACATTCAGGAGTTCTGCAAGCTCGGTCGCGGGGCTGCCGCCGTTGTCCTC